TCATTATTTTTTTCCTCCGCCTTTAAAAATTTGTGTTCCTTTTATACCATAAATACTCGCAACTACAAGGATCCATAAATTAGTAAACCATTTAGGAAGCTCTGAAAACATCTCAAAGAACAATTTTACCTTGTCCATAGCGGTTGGATCGTCCGATACGACTGCCCAGGCCAGAATTGCTATTGGCAAACTTAAAATTATTAAAACTGCCTCGTCCTTCCAATCTGACTGACGGGCTTCTAATAGTTTTCCCTGGTAAGCTTCTTTTCCTTCGGCCATACGAGACGCATGCATTAGTTGTGCATCTGACATTGCCATTTTAGTCTTCTGCTTGTTAGCATAAATTTTACTACCAGCTGAGACGGCTAATTTGATTGCCGAAAACCACATACTAATACCAGGTTACGTCTTTTTGTTTTCTTGCAGCACCAGTACCTTTAACCGGATTAGAGTCGCCTTTAGCAATAAAGCTTTTTCCTCTAAAACTTTTCTCTGATCTAGAGTCAACTACTTTTTCTTGCTCGGGCATTACTACTTTTTTGCCGCCTGTTTTGTAATTCATCATAATATATTCCTTTTATCTGTTTGGTTTCATGTTAGCAAGTATTAATCTGTTCTCATTCGCCATTTCTTGTTTTTCAATAGACGTTTCAGCTCTTAAACCTGCTAATTCTTCGTTTTGATTTAGTTTTTGATCCGTAGAAGCTTGATCTTGAACGAGTTTAGCTCTTTCAAGTTCATTTTTCATTTTCATGTCTTGTTGTTTACGGTCATTTTCCATTGCACGAAGATCAACTTCTCGTGATTTTAGTTTTAGTAAAGGATCAGAATCAAATTGTGATGTAATTCTTTTTTCTTCCTTCATAAACTCTTCTGTCATCTCAGCAATCAATACAGCTTTTCTTGCTTCAATTTTCATAGACAATTGTTGAGTCTGCATTTCAGCTTGCTGTTTCATTTGTGGATTCGCTTGTGCTTGTTGTTGCATCATTTGCATTTGTTGTACTTGTTCTGCAAATTCCATTTCAACTTGTTCTTGTCCCATTAAAGAAATATGTTCTAAAATATTTTTTTGAATAGAAACCATGACTGGTGGGTTATTTCTAACTAAATTAGTTTCCATAAAATTTAAATGAGCAGTCATATGAGCTTGGTGATCTTGTCCTCTAAACGCTTGAAAAGGTTTTTGAGTTAATGCATCAATATGTTCTAGTGCTGGATCTTTAGGTTCTTGTGGAGCAGGGGGAGGTAAAATTTTATCGATATCTTTTACACCCAATGCTTCATACATTTTTCTATAAATTACATACATGTTATGTAATTCAGGATTAGAAGTTGCTAATTGTAATTCTGTTTGTGCAATTGTAATTCTTTGCGACATTGAGAATATGTTAGGATCAGCAACTGGAATAATATCTATTCTGTCGTCAAAATCCGTTAATTTAATATTTCTCTCTCCACCGACAACATCATAAGGATATTCTGGCGGTAAGTATGTTGCAAATACTTTTGCTAGTGTTTTAAACTCTTGTCTTAGTGAAGAATATAATCTTTTGTGAATTGCAGACATAACTCTTGATCCACGTTCTAATAATGCAACAGTTGTACCTACTGCAGCACCTTGATTACCATCTCCTACTTGAATATCAGCAATAGCTGCAAATCTTTGACCTGCTTGTACGACAATACCCATTAATTGTAATAATGTCGGAGAAGGTTCTTTGTAAGGTAAAGGAAAAAAAGCATCTCTTAAATTTCCGCCAGGAGCATCTACATCTTTAAACTCTCCAGGTTGAATTGGTTTTGCTTCATCTTTTATTCTTATCCCTCTTTGTTTAAAACCTGCTGGCAGATTAGAAAGCGTTCCCGCATCCAAGAGCTGTCTTAAAGCAGAGGTCGCCGTACGAGATAACCCACCAATCATGTGAATTAGACCAAAACCGTAGAACCCCAAACCTGGTAAAAATTTAAAATGAACAAAATAATTTATCTTTTGTTTTTTAGGATCGTTTTGTTCAAAGTTTCTCTTAATAGATAATACTTCTCTTGATCCTTCGTCAATTGTTACAATGTAAGGAAGTCTAATTCCTGTTGGTTCCCCGTCTTGTCCCATGTCTTCGAAACCTTCTAGGTCTAAATTAATATGACACTCTAATAAAGTGTACATGTCTTCTACGCTGCCGGTTTTTTTAGTTCCGTCTAATTCTCTTTCTTTTTTAGTAACTTTATCTTCTACGTCAGACGGTTTAGTTAATTCTACATCTCTGTAGAAACCATTAACTTGTTGTTTACGTAAATCGTTTTCAGAAATTTTAATTACATGAATAATTGCTTCGGCATCTTCTAATGAAGTAGCAGAATATGGAACAACTAAATCATCTGCTGGCACAAACTTTGATACTCCTCTTTCTAATAGATCATCATAGTAAACTTTTTTAAATGTTGAACCTGCTAATGGTAAATGAAATAACATCTGATCAAATTCTGGTTCATACTCTTTCATGACATCCATAATTTGGTAATTCATAAAGTCTTTTACTCTTTGTGATTGTTGTTCTTTTGCTTGATCAACATTACCTAAAATTTGTGTTCTAACCGGGCCTTCAGCCGGTAATAATTCTTTGTATGCTCCTGCTTGGAACTGTGTAACAGCTTCCGCAAGAACTGGGTGCGTTGCACCTGATGCTCCTTGAAATGGTTCTGATCTATTTTGATAATTAAAACCTAAAAGATCTAAACCTTTTACATAACTATCTTCCCATTCTTTTCTTGATGCTTTGTAATCTGTGTAATTAGATTGCATCTCAGATCCGATAGGATCTAAAATATCGTCAGGTAATAAATCTGCTAAATTGTCAAAATGATTTTCTGTACCAGGAATTTTTTTCATGCCAGGTTCAAAGTCTAACTCAACTCCGCCATCTTCTAGTTGTGTAACATCAAAAGGTACATCAGACTCAGTACCTTGATCTATAAGATCAACTTCTAATTCTGGTCTCTCAACTTCAACTGCATTATTTACGTTTGGTAGGGCTTTGTCTATTTCGGCCATTTATTTTTCCTTTTGTAATTGTTTTAACTTGTTTTAAGGGAACTTTCAACCCTTGTGAGCTAGGACCTTTTAAAGGAGGGATTGTCGTTGTCAACTTTTTAATCATTCTCCAAAGTCACTTAAATTATCTTCAAATTTAGTTCCGTCTTTAATAACGTCTTCAGAAATGTCAAATGACTCATCAACAATTTCCCCTGCATTAGCACGATCACTTCTTATAAATGCAGTACCTTCATCGTATTCAGATGCAGTCTTAACAGGTTGACCATTTTTACCGATAATAGTTTCACCGGGTCTAAGACTCATGTAAGTTTCTTCCGTTAAGGGTCCACCATAATAACCAGCGTTATCAGCGTCATCGGCTACTTTCAGTCTTATAACTTCAACTCTACCGGTTGCAGTATCAGTTGTCATTTCATAATCCTTGTATTTTATAACTGTTTGTCTTTCTACTAAAGCACCTGTTTGAGTTATGTCGGTACCTAGGTTTTTAATTTTTGCAACTAAGTTTAAAAAATATGCCGGAGTTGTTGGACCAGTGCTTACAACTTTTTCAGCAACTTTTGCAACTTTAGGTAACTCACTTGATATACCTAATAGTTTAGCAAGGGCCACTGTTCCAACTGCACCACTTACTTGTAAAAATTCTCTTCTGTCCATACCTTCAGCTTTAGCTAATGTATCAATCTCTTGTTCTATTAATTTTGTTGTTTCAGCTTTTGATTTATTAATTCCTCTTGCTTTACCAAAAGCTTTTATTAATTTTAAACCTGGAAATATCGGTGCTACTAACTCTGCACCAAGTGACGCTGTTCCCGCAACTTTAACTGGCATTGATGAACTACCTCTTGCTATCATTTTCTTTTTCTCTTCATTGATAATTGTATCAAGGCCCACTAATTTTTCTGTAGATGTAGGTGTTATATTTTTTAAGAAATTTGTAAATATTGGACCACCCACAAATTTTGCACCTTGTTGTGTTTCACCTGGTACTTCCGTATCATCAACCATGTTACCATAGTTTTCTGTTCGCTCATAAGATGACGGTGTTTTAAACATTGGTTTCTGTAATATATCAGAAATTAAATTACCTGTTGCAGGTAATACTCTTGCACCAAACTCACCAATTCTTGATAATGTTTGCACACCTAAATCTGCAACGTATGGAATGTTTTTATAATCTAATAAATCATTAAATTGTGCAATCTTAGATTTACTATCGTCAAAGGTAGTAGGCGTGTCATCAATAGTTACATCATCAATGTTATTAAATTTAAATTCTAGTTCGTTAAGGAAAGAATCACCTTCAGGCTCATTAGGTCCTTTTGGTGAACCATTTTCATAATTAATCCTGCCGCCATTTGCATAGTTCATGATTTCCGGATCAGGGATCACGCCTCCTGATGCTGCTTGATAAGGATCTATTTCAGGAAGTTCATCTCCGCCCGTAAACCCTCCTATTCCAGATAAAGATTTTTTATTATAAAATTCACTTTTTTTCATCTCAATACCTTCTTGTGCAGTTTCTACATCTGTTTGATATGCTGTAAATAAATCAACTGGATTTGTTATTCCTAATTCAACAGCTTCTGCAACTTCAGCAATACCTAATATAACTCCTGCTAAAGGTAATTTTTTACCAAAACTTTTTAATATTTTTTTAAGTGTTCCTGGTTTTGTATTTTTAATTATTTTATCTCTATTTGCTTTTAATAAATCTACATCTTCAGGAGTTAAATCTTTTATTTTTTTACCTTTTAAAATATCGTTCGGGTCAATTGTTTTTGAAAGATCAAAACCAACAACACGGGTTTTTCCATCAACGTTTTTAACAGTAAACTGTTTATGTCCATCAGAAGCTTTAGCTAAAGTAATTCCGTCTTTATTTAAATTGTCAACTTTTGTTTCCCAACCTGATGTTTTGTTTTTAAATAAATTATTTCTTTTTTTATAAATTTCTCTAAATTTTAAATCAAATTGATTCAAATCTACCATATTCAAACTTGCGGGCGCATATCCTAAATTTCTAGTTGTTACATATTGACTATGTAAATCATCCATATGAGAAAGTTGTAAACCTGAACCTGCATATCCTGTTAATTTTTTTTCAATTGTAGGATTACTATATTTTAACTGCATTGTTTTACGAATATTATTAAAATATCTTTGCATGACGGATTTATTATCAAATTTTCTAAATTGAATTTTTTGTTCTAATGTTCCGTAGCCCGATTTAACTTGAC